AATCTGCCGGTCGAATCCCTGGTCATCGTAAACTGTGACGGTTACCGTCCCGCTGGCATAACTGTTATTCCGGGGAAAGGCTTTCCCCACCGTCTTCACCAGGTCGCCTTCAATCTGGTTTGCAGACAGTTTCCCTCTGATGACACAGTTCTCGTTAATGGTGACATTATTGAGCGTGCCGGTATTCGCGGTAATTGCTCCGCTGATATCCGCGTTCCTGGCTGTCAGCTTCCCTTCCGGCGTCAGGGAAAACGTCGGGGGGTTGCCGGATGACGTGATACTCGCCGCAAACAGCCGCTTCAGGAACACATCGTTCATGAACAACTGATTCCCCTGCGCCACAAATAACGGCGTGCTGTTGCCGTCCTCCGGGTTAATCATCGCAATACGGTCAGCCAGCAGCAGTATGTTGCTCAGGGGCTGGCCATCAGTATCCTCAATCCCCGCTCCAATACCGGCAACATAGGGTATGCCATTTTTTGTTTTCTGTACCTTCAGCATGTAAAGTGCAGCAAGGTCATCATTTGTGTCCTTCTGCACGCGCTGTATCTGCTGTATGGTGGCGCTCTGGTCCTCCAGCGTTTTACTGACCGTCTGTGTGATTTCATTGCGGGTTTCGGTGATGGAGGTCTTCATCTCCGCCATCTCATCCGCAAGCTGGCTGTTGTCTATCAGCTCCCACAGCCCCTGAGCCAGATGCAGTTTTCCTATTTTTTCCCGAAACAGCCCCAGATACCCTTCTGCATCATTGCTGGCCCGGCCACTGGCTTCCACAAAAGCAGATTTCCCCACCAGGTTGACGCTGCGCACGTAAAACCAGAAATCCTTCCCGGGCTTAATGTGCGGGCCGGATACACTCCACTGACTGCCGGTCCCCAGATAACGGGCAGAGGTTTCCACCTGAGATGTATCTGCGATTTTTGTCTCCGAAAACCAGAACTCAAACTGTACCGTCGGGTCATACACCGCAAGACGCGGGACCGCTGTTATCTGAAAATAGCCCGGTGTCAGCTCAATCGTGGCGGGTACCGCAGGTGCATTAATCCTGAACGTGGTGGTGGCCGGTTCCCCCTGCTGGCCATAACTGTTAATCGCCCTGACCGTCAGGGTGTATTCCCCCGGCGGCAGACCGCTGAAACGGTGCTCTGTATCCGCGGTGATGGCGGTGGTCACCAGACGGCTGTCTTCTCCGCTTCCGCTGGTCAGGCGCAGACTGAAGCGCACCCCCTTCACCACCCGCGGCGTGTCCCATTTCACCTGCGCCAGATACTGCCCGTCAGCGGCGCTCACCTCCACCGTGAGATGCTGCACTGCCGGAGGGATGACGCTGTTCAGGGTGCCTGACTGCGGCTCAAAGCTGGCCCCGTTATCCACGATGGCTTCTTTTTCCGGCACATGCTGCACCGCCGTGATGGCAAAAGTGCCGTCCGTGTTTTCCCGGATGCAGACACAGCGAAACAGGCGACGACGCAGTGACGGCAGGGAAAGCCCCCACACACCGTATGTCTCCACACCATCCGGCAGGGTACTGACCTGTATCCGGTCCGGCGCGGGGTGTGCAGTGATGGCCACGCTCACCGGCTTACCGCTGCCGTTAATCAGGTTCACCGTGGCGGCACCTGTCTCCGGCAGGGTCACCTCACGGTCCAGTGTCAGGGTGCGGCTGGCGGCATCGATGGACAGGATACGTCCGCCGGTCAGGGTCCCGGCATAGTCGTTATCACAGATTTCAATAATGTCACCGGGTGTGTGACGCAGCCCCTGTGACCCGAGCGTGAAATCCACCGTCTGCGTTTCCAGCAGTCCGGTCTTTATCACCCACAGCCCGGCACGGTGGGCCTGACCGCGACTGGTGCAACCGAACGCATCCATCTTCAGCAGGTTGCGCCCGTAGCGCAGTATGGCTTCCGGGTCTTCCACCAGTTCCGTGGAGGTCTGCCAGCCGTTCTGCGGGTCGGTGTAATTCACCTCCACCGCCGTGTGGCGGTCCTTCAGGGCGCTGAAGCTGTAGCGAAACCCCACGCCGTTATCATCCACCACCACATCGCAGTTGGTGTACGGCCACACCACATCCGACGGGCGGTCCTGAACGAACGTCAGCGTCTGGCCGTTCCATACCGGCATACAGCGCATCGCCGAGCAGAAATCACTGAGAACGTCCCACGCCTTACGCTGTTGTGACAGGTACGCATTAAAGGTCATCCGCGGCTCTGTGCCCCCGAAACCATCCGGGACCGTCTGGTCGCAGTACTGCCCGATGGCATACAGCGCCCACTTGTCAACATCCGCCGCCACCAGACGTTTTCCCATGCCGTAGCGCGGGTGAGTCAGCATGTCCCACAGGCACCAGGCCGGGTTGTTGCTGTATGCCGGTTTCAGACTGCCGTCCCAGATGCCGCTGTACGTGCGTTTTTCCGGGTCGTAGTTTGACGGCACCTGGATGATGCGACCGCGGATATGGTAGTTCACCGTCATCTGCTGACCGCCGAACTGCTCCGCATCCACCTGCAGCCCCACAATGGCCGTGTTCGGGTAGCACTGTTTCACATCGATGATTTCGGTGTATGACGACCACAGCGTTCTGTTCTGCAGCTGGTCCGTGGTGCTGTCCGCCGTCTCCCGGACCATCCGGATGTTAAAGGGCCGCTCAGGCAGATTCTCCAGAATCACCGACGCCAGGTACTGTGAGGTGGTCTTGCCGTTAATGGTGACATCCTTTTCCGTCACCCAGTTACCGTTACGCTGCAGCTGAATCAGCAGGCGGACGGATGCCGGGTTACGGTCACCCTGTGAGGTGGTCTGCACCAGTGACTGCACCCCGAAGGTGACCCGCAGGCGGTCAATGTTCGCGGACGTAATGGTGCGCGTCACCGGCTTTGCCTTCGTCACTTCCACGCCCAGTGCGGTTTCAGAGCCGGATGACTCAAAACCTTCCGGCGGTGTCTGCTCCTGCTCCCCGGCGCGCCAGACCGCTGTCACACCATGTATCACAGGATTACCGTCCGTGTCCGTCAGCGGGGTTTTGTTCACCAGAATACTCTGCAGCCCCTTCACCGGACCTTCAATCGGCCCTTCACCAATGGCGTCAATCACGCTCATCATCTGCGTGGACTTAAGATTGTCCTTTGCCTCTACCGGCGTGTGCGCCCTGCCGCCACCTTTACCCACTCTGTCCCCCTCTCCTGTCTGATGTCTGAATCTGTTTATGCCCCAAAAACGACAGGCACCCCGGAGGGTGCCTGTGTCATGACGGAATAAAATTTCTGAATTTCTTCACATTTTCTGTACGCCCCGTGGCAGATATCATTCCCGGGCGTTACAGTTTTTTCGGGCCAATAAAAACAAAACCCCCTGTGGTTAATCTTCATTTTCTGTTCCCGCAGCCTCCATACACTGCGGGATTTTTTTATGCTTTACCCCTGCCGCCCGATAACCACCACCTTCCCGCCACCACCTTCATCACGGGTGCTGATGTCCTGGGAGATTCGCCGTGAGCCAACCAGCATTTCACCGTAAGGCACCGGCATCGGGTTCCCCTGGGCAATCATGTTATCCAGCGACGAAAAGTACGTGTTCTGTTTACCGTTATCCGTTGCCCTGTATTCCGGTGTTTTTGGCTTCGGGGCCAGCATCTGTGCCACACCACCCAGTATCATGCTGGCACCCAGTGAAAACAGCATCGTGGTGGCAGAAAAACCGCCGGCACTCAGCGCTGCACCCCAGGCTGCCATCGATGCTCCGGCCGTGAAGAAAGAGCCCACGATGGCTGCCGCCCCCAGCACAATCTGCAGTCCGCCTTTCCCTGCACCGGCCAGTCGCGGCACAATATGGATGACCGCCCCCTCACCCAGTTGTTCGTGAAGGCGGGCATACACCGCCTCCGGTGCCGTGTCCTCACCAGCAATACGTATCTGGTACCAGCCTTCGTTCATCTGACGGCGGAATCCCGGCACCTGCAGCGACAGGGCACGGATGGCCTCCGCTGCCGTGTTCACATACAGGCTGAGGCGGCGGCCAAATCGTTGTAAATCCCCGTGAAGGCAGATGCGGACCAGTGGCGGTGACGCCAGACAGAATGCGTTCGTCGTTGCCATTTTTCAGAATACCTCTCCCGTTTACTCAGTTGTTCAGGCAGATGGTGAAGCAGTTCACCGTTGCCGCAGTAAATGGCGGCATGATTGGCCACCGATGCGCCAAAGCAGCACAGCAGGATATCGCCCGCCTGTGCAGAGGACAGGGGCACCCGGTAAAAGCCTGTGACCGCCATATTGTCCAGGTAAAGGTTCTGACCGTTGCGCCACCAGTCATCCTCACGCTCAAAATCCGGCATATCAATTCCCGCCAGATGGTAGGCATCCCGGAACAGCGTGTAACAGTCCGTCACCCCGTGCTCAAAGCGCCGTCCTGTCAGATGTGGCACACAGCGGAATTTATGAATGTCACCCCGGCAGACCAGCCACCAGGGCAGTGCGCTTTTTATCTGCAGCCGCCGGTCAGCCTCGCTCAGCCAGGGCAGTCCACCGGGATGACTGTGGACCAGTGCCACAATCTCCCCCTGCATCTCTGCCCGCAGCCAGTCTTCCGGTGCGATACGAAAATACGCCTCCGGCTCTGCAGAGATATTCACACAAGGGATATACCGTTCCCCCTCCGGCGTGCTTATCACGAAGCCGCACGACTCCGCAGGCGCACACCGCCGGGCATGCGCCAGAATCGCTGATTCAGTCTGTGTCATAAAACAGGATTTACTGCGAAAGTTTATTGATGGAAAGGAAACCGCCAAAATTGACCGCCATGCCGCGCATCTCACACCCGCGCATGCACTTGCTGCATCTGTCCTTACGGATATCCGTGGTGGGGTTGTCGAACTCATCCGCCACCGCAGGACCGTTATACCCGCATTCATCTCCCCGGTAATCCCACATACAGGTGTTCGCCAGCATGATGCGACCGGGAAACAGCGCCCCGTCCGTCTCGGTCGGTGTGGCCAGCACAAACGAGGCCGTCATGGCCGTCAGCGATGACATCTGCTCCACCACCCACCGGTCAGTCAGCTCCTGCTCCGGGTCGGCCTCCGGATTGCCTGCCACAAAGTTCACCGCATCCAGAAAACGCGCATACACCCGGCGGCGGACCACCGTGGCCCCCACCAGGCTCTGCAGGTCCTCCGCCATCCCGGTGACCAGACCAAACAGATTCGACACCGTCAGCGACGGGCGGGCACTGCTGCCCTTCCCGTTCATCTCAAAGCCACTGCCGTCAATCGGGTATGCCTGGTACTTCCGCCCCTGCCAGGTGACCGCCTCCCCTTTTTCATTCAGCTCATTACAGAAAAAATACCGCTCACCGCCCTGTGCCGTCAGGTCGATTTCCCAGAGTACCACCCGCGGTGACTGCTCTGATTTAACCGACTCGTTCAGACTTTCTTCGTGAATATCCTGCATCAGTTCACCACCTGCTTAAACTCCGCGCTGAACTCAACGCGCAACATCCCGACCCGCGCAGACCACCCGGCACAGGTCACCTTTATCTGTCGGTATGCATAAGGCGGTGTCCACAGAAACGCCTTCCAGCCACCGTGCTCTGCCAGGAACGCTTCCAGATGCCGGGCCTCCTCCCGGGTCACGGAAAGCGTCACACGGTATGTTTTCAGGTCAGCATTCAGCCCCGCCGCCATACGCTGCGAATACCCGTCACCAAAACGCACTTCACGCACCGATGGCTGCGAGTTCACCTCCATATCCGGCTTCACTTTCCAGCGAAATGTTTTCATCGCCCGCTCCCTGATAAC